TTCTTTCAAAAAATTTTCTTTTCCATATTTTTTAATTGATCTTTTAATTAAATTACCAGAACCCAAATAGTTTGGATTATTATTTTTATCCTGGCCGATATAAATTTTATCATTTATAATATTCGTTGTTTTATAAATTATCATACTAATAAATATCCGAGCAACCTAATTAATCAAGTAACTGGTTATTTATTTAATAGTTTAAAAAATCATTCTAATTATGTATATTATACTATAATGTAAATATGGCCGTAAAGATACCTGAAATAGAGGCTCGTAAGATTCTAGAAGTGTACGAAGGAGCAAACAACCAACTGTTAGAATGGAAACAACGGAAAGGGTTCAAAATGTCACGCACTCAAGCGTTATATATCCTGAATAACCACCTGACAGTCCCAAAAGTTGCGAGAAAGTACGTGACATTGGTTGCGTCATTTGGTGAAAAACTAATGGAAGAGAGATTACTCCCGAAACCCGTTGAAAAAGTATGGTGTGAGAAGTTGTTATGTGAGACAGAGAAGGCGTATCACTTCTGGGGTAAGATCCTTGACACTCAAATGAATCATGCGTTCTGGTTACCCAAAGGTGCTGTCCTCTCTCCAGAGAAAAAACTAAACCGTGTCATCGATTATTCAAAATATGACCATCGACCCCCAAAACCGTGGCAACCCAAAGCGGTTGAGTTTCTTTTGGCTAATGACAGGTGTATTTTGGCCGATGACATGGGTTTAGGTAAAACTACAAGCGCGATAATAGCATCATTGGAAGCCGAAGTGAAGAAAGTATTAGTCGTTTGTCCTGCTTCAGTTAAAATTAATTGGAAACGAGAGATTAAGAACTACTCAGATGAGAATATTTTGATTGTAGAGGGTCGGAAATGGGGTTCTACCTTCAAATACTACATTATTAACTACGATATCATTAAGAATTTCCATACAACGGAGAAAATAGAAGGTATCGACGATTATCAATTAATTGCTAACGAGAAATTTGACCTTGCAATCATCGACGAGGCTCACTACCTTTCAAATTCAACAGCCAAAAGGACTAAATTAATGAATAATATCCTTGAGGACATCCCAAAGGTGTGGTTATTGACAGGAACACCCATGACATCGAGACCAATCAACTATTTCAACCTATTAAAAATTATTAACTCCCCCGTGGCGTTAAATTGGCAACATTATGTCCGTCGATATTGTAAGGGGTTCCAATTTACAGCAAGAAATCCGGATGGATCTAATCGAAGAGTATGGAGTACGAGTGGTCACACCAATTTGGATGAATTAAGGGAACGAACCAAGGGTCTCGTCTTACGAAGATTAAAGACTGAAATCCCAGGATTACCTGAAAAAATTATAATCCCACGATTTTTGGAGATGAAAAGTACGTTCTATGACGAAGAACTTGAAGAATTCATGAGAATATCCCAAGAGGAAAAGGGAAAAGAGAGTATTAGTATAACAATTGCCAGACTTATGAAGGTGAGACAGGTTATTGCATATGAGAAAGTACCATACACTTGTGAATTGATTGACGAATTTATCGAACAGGGTAAAAAGGTCATCGTCTTCAATAATTTCTCGATGCCCATCGACATGATTGCCGAAAAATACCCAAAGAACTCAGTGACCTTGGACGGTAGAATGAACCAAACGAAAAGACAGGTAAGTATTGATAGATTCCAGAACGATCCGAAGATAAAGATCTTCAACGCACAAATTATTGCTGGTGGAATTGGACTTAACTTAACCGAAGCCGAGGGTGTGATTATGAATGACCTATCATTTGTCCCCGCCCATCATAATCAAGCAGAAGATCGAGCGTATCGTCTTGGTCAGAAGAATAATGTGTTAGTGTATTACCCTGTATTCGAAAATACAATCGAACAAATTGTGTATAACATCCTACAAAACAAAAAAGATGTTATCGATCAAGTAATGGGTGATGGTGAATATGCTGAAGGGTTCAGTAAAGAGGTTTTAAAGGCTATCCTTTAATTCCTTTCGAAAAATCCGACAGAAGTTTTAATAACCCCTCCTCGTCTTTATTTCCTATTTGAATTTGGACAACTCTATCCCCCATTTCAATTGTTTCTCTAATTCTATTCTCTTGAGAACCGTATTGCGTGAAAGTGACTTTAATACCATTTTTGGCACAAGACTTAACAATTTCCTCAAGTATGGCGTTAATTTCTCCCGTCATATTACAAAACTAAACTATTTATATACAAAAGTAAATATGGCTACAACAGTAATTAACGGAGAAGACAGAGAAAAGCTCTTTACTCAGGTACTCCACCTATTAGGAGCACCAGTTCGTGGTGTGGAATTGGAAGAGGAACAGATGGACACTTTTCTAGAGCTAGCAATATCAGAATATGAGCAATATGTGAGTGATTGGTTAATTGAATCACAATGGTCAGCATTGGCAGGACTTGATGTCGACACACAATCTCTAACAAGAGCATTTACAACGAGAAGTCTCGATTGGGAAACCCAATATTCACACTCTTACTCAAAAATCGTAGGTTTACAAGCTGGCGGTAATGAAGAAATGAAAAAAGACTCATTTCAAATCGTTGCAGGTCAACAAACATATGTAATTCCTGCGGGTCGTGAAATTAACGAATTACTATGGTTTACAAGAGCGGAATTAACGGACTCAATCATTGACCCATTCTTAGGTGGTTTCGGTGGACTTGGTGGCGTTGGTTTCGGTGGCGTTGGTGGATTCGCTCAGGTTGGAGCTTCCGGATCTTATTTCTTACTCCCCGCTTATGACCTATTATTAAGGATGCAGGATAGAAACATCAAAAACCGATTAATCGGTGGTGAATTAACATATAGAATTACTGCGGGTCCTGATGGAACAAAACTAATACACCTTTATAATACACCAGGTGGTAGATTCGACTTTGGATCTGTTGCCAAGAATAACTGGGCTGTTTGGTATTGGTATTACGACACCCTTAACAGAGATGATTGTCTTTTAAAAAATAAAGACATTATTAAATTACCTTCCGACGTGGAAACCGAAGAACTAGTTTGGGGTAACATGAATAAACCCGCACAGAACTGGGCAAGAAAGTGTTTAATTGCATATAGTAAAGAAGGCCTCGCTAGAGTTTGGGGTAAATTCTCTGGGGACTTAAAAGTTCCTGATAGTGAAGTAAAGTTAGATTATCAATCCTTACTTACCGAAGCTAAAGACGAAAAGATGAAGATTGTTGAAGAACTAATGCAAAGACTCGAAAGATTACGTCCTGACAAGTTAATGTTGAGAAAAGCGGACGAGGCGGAGAACCTTAACAGAGCTCTCAAATTTCGTCCAATGCAAAGTCCATATAACGTAATTTAAGTCCTCCGGATTTTTTTATCTCGTTTTTATTGTTTATATTTTTTACTGAACAAGACAAATTGTGATCAATTATGGTTACAAATTAATGTGTCACACTAAAATTTATAACAATGCCAGAAGTAATTTCTCAGGAAGTCATTGAGGACTTTCTACACGGGACAGATCCCGAAAAGTATATCGTAGGTATAGAATACGATTACAGATCCAACACAATTTACAAAATTATTCAAGACCCCGTTAAGGGTAAGATGGTAAAACAGGACACGTTTACCCCGTTCTTATGGGTGGGCGACCTAACAGGTCTTAATTTTTACCAGGATAGTAAATCTCTTCAGAAAAAGAAGATGGGTGAGCATGGGATACTCATCACACCATTAAAAACCTATGGAAATGAAAGACTTGAAAATGGTCTGAAGTTCATGGTAAAGAGTATGAAGAGTTACACCAACCTCGTTACCTTCTTTAAACAAGGTGGACTCGACCCATGGGGTGAAAAAGCCAAAGGTTATTTCCAGGTCTTATCTCCCGTCGAACAATATCTTGTACAGAAGAAAAAACGTCTGTTTAAAGGAATTGAAGATTATGACGACGTATATAGATTAGGGTTTGACATCGAGACCACAGGACTGGATCCCGAAACGGATAGAATAATCCTGATAGGGATAAAAGACAACAGGGGATATAGAAAACTGATTCCCGCTTTCGGTGAAAATGGTGAGAAGAAATGTATCGAAGAATTTCTCACGTCGTTTAGAGAACTTTTACCGTCAATTATCGCTGGTTATAACTCAGCATCGTTTGACTTCCCATTTATAATGACCAGAGCGGACAAAGTTGGGGTAGATGTGAAATCATTCACGCAAATTTTATCCCTTGATGGACTTAGAATAAAAAAAGGCGTTCTTAAACTTGCGAACGAGATTGAGCCCTTCAACCAATTTACTCTTTTTGGGTTCAATATCATTGATATCTCTCACTCAGTACGACGAGCTCAGGCGATCAACTCAGAAATTAAATCTTGGGGACTGAAATACATCACCAAATTCATAGAAAAGGAAAAACCTAATCGGGTATATGTCGACGGGGCTTTTATCTCTAAGATTTATTTGGAAAATGAAAGTTATTACATGAATCCCAAAACTGGCAACTACAAAAAGATAGGTGACCCCGGGACTGAAGGTCTTTTGGAAAAATATCCAGGAAAATATGAAATTTGGACGGGAAGACAGATCGTTGAACAATATCTCGACGATGACCTTTATGAAACAATGGTTGTGGACGACTCATTCAGTCAATCAACATTCCTATTATCGAAATTAGTTCCGACCACATATGAGAGAATCGCCACAATGGGGACTGCAACCCTATGGAAACTCATTATGTTAGCCTGGTCATATGAAAACGATTTGGCTATACCCGAAAAAGCGGAAAGACGAAAGTTTGTCGGTGGATTATCACGATTGTTAAATGTAGGGTACGCCAAAGATATCGTGAAGTTTGACTACTCGTCACTTTACCCGTCAATTCAGTTGGTTTATGATGTATTCCCTGAATGTGATGTAATGGGTGTTCAGAAATCGATGTTAAAGTATTTCCGAGACATCCGTATCAAGTATAAGAAATTAACATTTCAACATGCAAGTACTGATCCAATCTTATCTGAGAAGTTTGATAGGAAACAATTGCCCCTTAAAATCTTTATTAACGCATATTTTGGTTCATTATCAGCCCCTATGGTTTTCAATTGGGGAGATGTGGATAAAGGTGAGATGATCACCTGTGTGGGTAGACAAAGTCTGAGAATGATGATTATGTTCTTTAAACCAAGGGGATATAAGGCGTTGGTAATGGATAGTGTGGAATATGACACCCCAGTATATTTGAAAGATAAGGATGATAATTTGGTTATTTTACCAATATCTGATTTATTTGATGAAGAAAGTAAATTAAAAAGTACCGATGGATTAAGAGATTTATCCGAAAAACCTTTCACCATTTTAACTAAAAATGGGTGGAAAAAGATAAAATATACATATAGACATGAAACCGACAAACCAATTCATAAAATAGTTACCAAAGATAGATTGGTTTGCTGCACTTCTGACCATTCACTTTTTCAAAATAATATTCAAATTAAACCAGAAAAACTTTCTCGTGGTGATAAAATTGATATTATTGACATTCCAGCATTAAAAAATGAAAATACAATGTCGACTAAACAAGCCAAATTAATTGGATTCTTCATTGGAGATGGTTCATGTTCATATACAAAAAGAAAACAAAAATATATTAGTAAAAAATCAGGTGAAAAATATTATAATTGTTTATGTGGGAATTTTGATTTAAACAATAATCGAAAAGAAATACTGTCAGAATTTAAGGATATTCTCGAAAGTGAATATAATGTTAATTCATCAATAAATGATTATTTAAGACATTCTTCAGTCTATAAATTACAAACATCGAATGCTGAGATATGTAGATGGTTTAGCAAAAATTGTTATACCTCATATCGTCAAAAAATGATACCGAAAGAAATCTTAAACGGCACAAAAGAAATTATGAAATCGTTTATGGATGGGTTTTATTTAGCGGATGGATGGGGTGATGACTTCAATAAACCAACTGACATATCACAAAAATCAAAAGTTTGTGTGGCAGGATTAACTCATATATTAAAAACATTAGGTGTTAATTATAGAATAACTATTCGCAAAGATAAAGAGAAAATCCAATCATTATGTATGGGAATAACAAGGAAAGGTATTTATTACTTAATAAATGACTCAAAATCCCAAAGAAAGTCTGATGAAGTGTGGTTTAATAATATAATGGTTAATAAAGAGCAATATGTATACGACATTTCAACCGAAGATGGTACATTTGTTGGGGGCATTGGTGGGATTCTTTTAAAAAATACTGATGGAGTTAACTTTTCAATCCCCGATGAGGCAAAGAGTCGGAAGTATGTTGGGAAAGGATTAAATGAATTAGTTGAAAAAGGAAAGGAATATATGGGGGTTGAAGCTGATACTGCCGAATTTAATGACATTTTCATGAGAAATGAAATGGGGTTGGATATCGACTACATGGCACCCGCCTGTATTAACCTTTCAAGAAAGAACTATATCATCAAATTAATCAAGAAAGGGAAAGAAAAGATTAAATTGACAGGAAATACGGTAAAATCCAAGAAATTGGCTCAATACGTAGTGGAATTCTTAGATGTTGGGTTTAAACACCTGTTGAATGGTGAGGGAACGAAATTTATCGACCTATATTATGAATATGCCACGATGATATATAATCAGGAAATTCCCTTGGCCAAAATTGCGAACAAAGCCCGGGTAAAACAAAGCGTTACCGATTATAAGAAATATATTAAAAAGAGAACTAAATCAGGAAACCTAATGGCCAGGCAGGCTCATATGGAACTTATCACAGCGAACGATTACCAGGCGAGTTTGGGTCAGACCATCTATTATGTTAATAATGGTAGGAACAAAAGTGCTGGCGACGTTAAGAAGGTCTCAAAATACCTACAAAAGTGGTCAAGAAAAGAACTCCACGAATATGAGGTGAATAATGGGAAACTCCCACCAAAGGAAACAACGATTGAAATAAATTGTTATCAGATTCTCGAAGAGGATATCGTTAACGAACCAAATAAGACGGGAGAATATAATATTCCGTTATATATGAGTAAATTCAATAAACACGTCGATCCACTATTGGTTGTGTTCAAACCTGAGATTCGAGATACCATTTTAGTCACCAATCCAGAGGATAGGGAATTTTTCACACCATTACAATGTGAACTTGACAATGGTAACCCCATAAAGGCCGATGGTCAGGATACTTTTGATGAAGTAATGACATTATCCGATATGGAGGTCGCATTTTGGAATCATGTTGGCCGAGATCCATATTATATGTATCTTGAAGACAGTATTAAGCACGCAGATCCATACTGGGTTGATCTTAATAGGAAATTGGTTGAGGATCATGTCTCCCCGGTAATTGACAAACCCGAAGAGATTATATCAACGAATGGTAATGATTACACGCAAACTCGGATTAAATAATATTGATCATAAGTTTCTCTCGGATGGGGACGATAAGTTTGGACAGGGGATTTTCATCAGTATCTAAGAACTGGATATTGATTTTCCCCTCAAACTTACCCTTTTCTGCTGTTTGTTCTTCGGTAAATCGATAAAGGATATAATATTCGTCTGTTGTCTGATTATATTTTTTCGTCCTTAATGCCAATGAACATGTTGCATTGAGAATAACAGGAACGTCATTATCAACATCAAGCATTTCGAATGTAATATCAGAATTCTCCAATAAGTCGTTTAAATACGATTTATCGTTCTTTCCGTCGTCGATCAACTTCATTTTTAATACTGGATCTGATGCTCCTTGTCTTATAAAAAAATTCATATCTATAAATAGATTATAATATTGTTTTTCTAATTTATTTTATTTTTGATTTGTATCTCACTCTTAATTTACTGTTAAAGTATTTGCAACATCTAATTGTGCGAACGCGGCATCTGAGGCTGATGTACGACTGGCATTGGTTCCTCCGATGTTAATAGACTGTCCTGCTGTTCCACCGTTAGCTAAACTGATTAAACAGTTGTCTACCATTGTTGATGTCCATCCACAGTCCCAAGCAAATATTGTATTTTCCGATGTCCATGTAACAATAGTATCAAAGGTCAGGCCAGTACATCCCACTGCGATAGTATTGCCATCGACAGTGGTACAAACTTGAGAAAAATCTCCACCAATCTGTGTAGTCGCAATCAGAAGTACTGTAAATGTTTTTCCTGAAAATAACGTAATATCACCCGTTATATAAGTTGCACCATTCATAGCGAACATCCATTCAGTTGTTGGTAATTCGGACCAACTATTTATGCTTCCAGTCATAGGAACCTTCAATATATTCACAGCATCCAGCTTTGTTAACTCACCCCACCGGGTTACATCCCCAGTGATCCAAGCAAGTGCAGTGGCCGTCCCCCCTGTATCAGTAACTCCAATCATCTCTATTTCAGTTAAATCCCCCGATAAATACGGGTAATATGTCCCCGCTGAAATATAATTTGAATGTGATCGTATATATGTGTCCTCAATACCCGTTACCTCCGTAGTAGTACCATCACCCCAATGAATTGTAACGGTGCTACCAGTCGTTAATATCAAACCAAATCTAAATTGTTCGTCAGTGTGTTCTACTGTGAGCTCGACTACCTTGTCATACTCATTGACGGTGACGGTGTTTCCACTGGATAATAAGGTGGACATTGCAGCGTCTGAGGCTGATGTACGACTGGCATTGGTTCCTCCGATGTTAATAGACTGTCCTGCTGTTCCACCGTTAGCTAAACTAATCAAACAATTATCTACCATCAAAGAAGTCCAATTATTATCATAAGTATAAAAAAGGTTTGCTGTAAACATTGAAACTATATTATCAAATGTAACATTTGATCCAATTATAGCAAAGGCCGTGGACGATGTTGATAAATCTAATCTAGAAATATCTCCCGAAAGAGGTACTCCTATGGCAATTATACCATATAGAGGAACACCCGCCAACAATTCAATATTACCAGTTAATAACGAGCAGTTTGAAGCAAATAAAGAATCCAACACACCGAAAGCAAAAAGATCATCTAAATTACCATACATTCTAGTAGAATTAGTTATTGTTAATGCTGTCATCGAAGTCAATTCGTCATATCTTTCTACTGAACCACTTATCATATTCATATTATATGTACTTATTAGAGTAATATCAGCGTAATCACCCTTAACATAGAAATAATATGTGCCTGCAGCGGTATACGTAGTTGTATGGGTTACAGTAACATCATCCTGCCCTGCCACCGCAGTCATTGTACCATCACCATCAAAGATGTAAATAGTAGAACCGGAAGGGGCTTTGAATTTGAAATCAAACTGACTCACCCCATCGTACTCAACTATGAAATTTACCACCGGAAAATCGGAGCAATGTATTTGTGAGACAATGTTTTTACCTTCCGCAGCACCTTTATATGATCGAATTCGATACGAATAATCATTATCACAACCACTAGTTGGTAATGTGTCCGTATATCCAGTAACCGAACTACTCACCTTTGCAACTTGAGTATAGGTTTGTCCACTATCCGAACTTCTTTCTAATATAACGCCATCTATCATTATTTATTCTAAATTAATATTCCCATGTGACCTCAACCACGGCAGATGAAACGGGGGTCAGTGTGAGACTCTCCACCACAGGGGTTATTGTCACTATCGTATCAGTACATTCGTCAGTACATTCAATTATATTATAATTCGGTTTTATCCACGTCAAATACCGATTTTTAATATATGTGAATTCTAATATGGTTTCGAAATACCCAGCATATTTTATGTCAAAACAACAAACACCCTCATGGATTCCGCCAGATCCGGTCACCCCACCCCCAACTGATTGGACAAATGGTTGGTCACCCCTCTCGGACAAAACAACCTCTTCCCAATCTGTGGAATGGTCAATTTGTAAACTCGTCATATTCCTTTCTGGTAATTTATATATCACCCTACCGTTATGGTATATTTTTAATATCCCCAATCTCTTCCATCTCTCTCGGCGCCAATGATTATTTAATTCTTCAATCAAATCCGGAAGATATTCGTTATTAACAATCGTCGAATTATCAATAACCATATCATTCCACCCACCTTCATTGGCAAGCGTACACGCTGAATATGGATAATATCTTTCAAATGATATTGTGATGTTAAAATCTTCTGACACACCATTGGTACATAATACTGGAGTTTGACCAGAACTGACGTAATAAATCGGAGTATACCCAGAAATCGTGTCACAATAACCCGAATATCTAATTGATTCCCAACTTATTCTTCCGTCATCAGTAAATCCAAAAGATAGGTTGTTATCGGCATAATCTTCTACATCATATTCGTCCCTCACACCTGTGTAGAAAAACTTATTTCCCTCACTAAATGGTAAACCGTTCCGATTAAACACAAAATCAACAGTAAATCCCTCTTCTGGCCTCCTGGCGACGAAATCATCACAATTGTCATCACCCGCCCCGTGGTCTGTGGTAAAAACCCATGGGATGTTAGATAAAAACGACTCTGTTGGACAACAAGTTCCAGTTAATGGGCTAAGTTGTTCGGTACATCCCGATATTACCGATGTAAACCCAGAAATAACGTCCGCTTCGGTCATTCCACTTAATAATGGGTCAATATACGGTGTCGCACCGTTATAAAAATTATTGATTTCAAAGTAATGGATTTCCCCGGTTATCCCCGTGTATATGTATACATCATTATTTAATATGATATTTGAATAGGTATGTCCCGTTGTATCAAAATGAGACGTAAAATTAGAGTAATCGAGCATTAATGTTAATCCCGAATACGTATAACCCGTATTATTAACCGTGTTATCGAATTCATCTATTCTTATGGTATCAAAAGAGCATAATCCATTTGATAAATCTTTTTCATATATTAAATTTGGAAACGTCCCCATTTTATATCATTATTCTTTTTACTTGTGCTTTAAATGTACCATTAGATCCTGTGCTGGATGCTGTGGCAACCAATCTAATTTCTTCACCATTGATATCAGCAGTAAATACCACCCCAGAAGAAATTGTATTATCTTGAAAGTTGCTTGTTATGAATATATTTGTTCCATCATATAGGATTTTGACAGTTCCTTCTTCATATGAGGTGTCTCTTACCAATGAATAGTCCATTATAACAGAACGGGTTTGTCCTGTGCCGCCTACGATGATGTTTGTAACCGTATTATCGGTAATTGTTGTACCACTAATAGTGTCCACTTCACGAAAGATGCCCGGAATAATTATATCCATTCCTATTGAAGGATCCCAATATCCATCATTCGATGAGGCTGGATTTAACCAAGCTATGTTTGGTGTTCCAGTTATATTATTATTCCCCAGTAAATGGAATCTTAAATTCACAGGATTATCGACGAGTAACACATAATCAACATCGTAATATGATGTGTAATTTTGAACAACGTAGTTTCCTGATGTTACACAATGAAAAGCATTGTTAAGGTCAAAGAAATTGACCGTTCCGTTTGTCGCACTGAAAAACCCAAAATAGTCAAAACGAAAACCCGCATCAAACCCGTCTATTCCGAGGCCAACAAGAGCAAAAGAAATATTGTGTGCTCCTTTCTCTCTTAGACATGATTGCAACTTATTCCCAAAAATTTTAGAATTTGTGAATCTTAGTGATTCTATAAAAGGATATATCGCCGTAGTTACCACTGTGCTTGAGCTTACATCAATTACAGTTTGTTCAAATATAAGTTGCCTCATAAGATAGGCAGCAACATTTATGAAAAAAATTGAGGCACCCACCACAGTATCATAAGCTGCGGACGGTTTCAGAATAGAAGAAGTAAACCCTATCGGATGTAAATTTCCTGTTATAAACCCACCCCTATCCACTTCTACTATTAAGTGCTTATAATTTAATGGAAGTTGCCGTGTTCCAATATAATGATCTACGTTAAACTGCAATGCAAAATAACTAGATTTAGATATACCTTGAACATATCCATGGTCCACTAATGTCGTTTGTAACTCATATAAATCATATGTACCTGAGTAATCACCGGTGGTCATTAGTGTGGGACGAATTTCCGTTGTGTCATGTGGACCTATCACATAGTCGGTAGAATTACGCCTAAAACAATAATTATAATAATAGTCTGTGGAAGGAATCCCCCCTGCCACCGTATAAACACCTGGATCCGTTTGGGTGAGATCAATAGTTCCGTCGGCAGCAATAGTTCCTTCAATTATCACTTCACTAAATTGCAATAAGGTAATATGTTTTGCTGCGAGAAGACAATCGATATCCACTTCAAATGACCCTATTCCTAATTGAATAGTTACCACACAAGCTGAAATTGTATACCCTTCGAGGGATTGTAGTGCTCTAGCTAAGGTGGCAAATGCGGTTGCCCCCGTTAATCCATCGCCAGTCGTATCACTTCCTGTGGTCTCGACATAAATTGTATAACCTGTTGTTATAAGATTTGGGCTGAATCCTGGAACTGAAATCTGTAATCCGATATATGAGTCAAATAAATCTTTATTTATATTAGATGGGTTATGAATAGCAGTTAAATCTCCCACCAAATCAAGGATTGTGATCTGAGTGTTGTTTATCTTATCGGATCTGATCAAATATGGGGTATCTTCTACTACCAATTTATCAAAAGTGGCGGTAAAACGACTAGGGGTGTCATGATAGTTGTAAAATACATTATCACAATTTCTTATTTTAAACCCAGTCTCAGATGTAGACACCTGACTTTTTATTGTGTTTATTTCATCCGACTCAGTTTTAATTTCAATGGCAGATTGGAAGTTTTCAATAACACAGGCAGTAACATTTGAGTTTGTTGAAATAGCTGGTAAGGTGGTTTGTTTAATACCAGAATCATAAATATGACATCTATTTATTTTATGAGGTAAGATCGTCCCACTATATCCTGTTCCATC